GTACGATGCCGTATGTCACTGCTACATTAGTAGTGCCTGTAAGTCTAATCCTCTTACTTCATACGAAGAAACATGAGATGTATGCTATGCTGTCTCACGTTTGTGAAAGCATGGGTGTTCGTCCGGTCAATGGGCCAGATGTCACTCGTGATGCTTTTACCGCCACATGTATCGCTAAGGCACGTCCTACGCCTGGCCATACACATCCCGACGCCGCAGCCTTCCGTACCGCCGCAACAGAAACCGCCCTGAACGTAAGTTCATACGCAGGGTCCTCGATTTTTGTTATTGGCTTATCTCGCACTGATCAAAGACGTGCTTTAAGAGGTACAAGGGCATGGTATTGGGCTAAAGATACTCACACTAGAAACCAGTCTGACAACCCTTCAAGTGATGATTTTCTTTATATCTGCGATGTTGATTATTATATCGACATGCCTGATTTGCTGGCTAAGAATTGTCACCCCACGTTAATCTATACTGTAGTCCCTGAACATGCAGCAACAGACGGAGTAGATGACACCTCTTTTCATTTTGATGAAAATGGTGTACTACACAGTCACGTTGCTGGTTCCGGACATTACGAACATAATCTTTGGGATTATGGAGTTGATTCAGTAATGGTTACGAACCGATTCTTTGGCATTCCGATTAGTGCTACTGTTTACGCCGTGGAGCGAAAACAGGTAACACGAAATCGGCAGCTTATCTTGCTCGCTCCTATTATTCGTTTTCCTGGTACCCTTAGCGCCCTTCTTGCTAAGTGGATGTTGCAGACCCCAGAATTACGAGTCTTTAATCCTGTCTCAAAGATGGCTGATGGATCTAGTTACGCTAGGTTCAACGTGCATCGGCGAACTGGCATGTGCATCACAACCGCGCGTGTCAATAGCTACGCATGCGCTACTGTTAGCGTTGTCATTGATGATAATATTGCTTGTGTTAACCGCCTTGGTAAGACGGCGTTAATGCTTCCCACCACAGCAACATGGATAAAGGACGATAGGTCCGGCGCAGCGGTTTTGACCGAGTACCACCGTATAGCGACTCCAGTTAAGCATCCTTACGTCTACCCCGTAGAGTTAGGAGTTAGAGGATATTCATACAATGTAACCGAGTATGATATTGAATCTAAAATTAAGCTGGACGCTTTTATGAGCCCCCTGGTACACGGTGCCTTCTGCCCAGTCACGGAGAAGGCCAGTGAAGAAAGATGCGTTAAAGGACGTATTTCTGATCTAGCAAAACCCGAGCCCTCTCCCAATCGCTTCCGCGACCGGTGTATCGATGAGTTTGCTGAACTTGTCGTTAACGGGACTGTTCTTGAACCTGTCTCAGTCGATGTAATAATTGACAAACAGACAACCGCTGCCCAAAAGTTGTCCATATCGAAAGCTGCCGTATCTGGTGGTTATTTGAAAAGTGTGGTAAAATGCTTCATTAAAGCTGAAGCTTACCAAGATATTAAAGACCCCCGAAATATCACCACTTTCAATGACTCTCAGAAGCTTGATATGGGAATGTTTACACTTGCCATTAGTGAACATTTGAAACAATTTTCATGGTACGGTCCGGGTATGACTCCTCTGGAAATCTCTGCGCGTATTGCAGAAATCTGCATGAATGCCATTTCAATGGTAAATCTTTCAGACTATAAACGCATGGATGGAACGATTACAGAGAAGTTACGCTCAGTGGATCGGGTGGTGATGATGAAGGCCTTTCGTCACCACTGCGGAAAGTTGAATGAATTACTCAAACGGTCTTATGGAAACAGAGGTTTCCTACCCTTTGGTACAACTTTTGAACAAAGAACATCTCACGGCTCAGGCTGCCCTGGCACCTCCACGTACCAGACACTGCGCTCGACGTTTACCTCCTATCTTGGGTTTAGACGACAGCAATATGTTGATGGAGTGGAGCCATGCCCGCAGGCAGCGTTCGATGCCCTCGGAATACATCTCGGTGACGACGGTGCAGATTCTGACCTCCGAATTGAATGCCACGAATGGGCCGCCAAATCTGTCGGCCTGGTCCTCGAAGCAGCCTGTATACAGAAAGGCGACAGAGG